CTTCTTGGCTGACAGATTCGAGAGTCACCATGATGTCGTGATCCAACTCCCTATAGGAAGAGTTGCGAATGGACACATTGAGATTTGGTCGGAAGAACGGCAGAATCTGTTCGAGGATTTCACAGGCTTTGATGTTGTCTCTGGCGAGGATGCGCATGTCGAATGACAGATTGTATGGCGCACTCGAATAGCCAATCTGTGTTGCATCCTGAGGATTCCGGAATTTCTGATGCATCGACACCTGACGACTTGAGTCATACGACAAACCGGTGAAGGTGTAGGCGATTCGAGGATATGTTTCGATAAAGCGATTCAGGTCTTCAGGGTCTGATTCACGTTTCTGAAAGTGAGAGCGTGATTCAGGCACATATCGAATTGGTACCCGCGACAACTTTTCAACGGTAGCGCCATCAGCACTCAGATGAGAGTGATAGACCGACGAGAAGAGTTTGCCGAACATCGAGATCGTTGTGCGAATGTGTGCATGGGCGAACCAGCGTCTTTCAATGGGCATTATGAGAATCCAAACGGGTTACTTTTAGGGTCGACAGATGGTGTGCCAGGCTCTGCATCCTTGAGACGTTCGTTCTGGGTCTGAGGATCGTTATTGACTTGGGCGTCATTGATCTCTTGCTCAGTCGGATCGACAAGGTCCATTGATGGGTCAAGAGCCTTCAGGATTTCGTTGAGGTTGTTGGAGTCAAGATCATCAATGAGCAGAGGATCGAAGTTGGTTGTGCCTTCACCAGCACCATAGACGCGCATCGTAGCAGGAATTGAGAAGTGTCTGCCACCAGAAAGCATCGGATCAGGTGTGTCGACATCAATGATCTCAAAGATACGATCAAGTTCGCGAACATAGATGAGATCGCCCTCTGTAGGATACTTGTCGAGAATCTCGATGAACTTCCGTTTATCGAAATGGATCGTGACATTGTCTTTGCCATACGAGAATCCTGCAAAATCGAACATTGCGTTGGGACCCATGTACTGACCAGTCGAAGCCTCAATGAAGATGTCGACACCGAATGCATCTCGGAAGGTGCTAACAGTCGGCTCTTGCATGACAGGATCGAAATGAGCGTCCACCCTTGGCATATACTGAACTCCGATTCCATGGTCGTAGATGAAATCGGAAGTAAGGTCCTCGATGATCTGCGCATCGTTGTCCCAGAGGAAGTTGTTGAAGTGTGGATTTGCCATGATAGTCCTTTACAGAACGAACTTCTTGAGTGAGGATTTGAGTTCGTCGGAAAGAGTGATCAATGCTTCGCTCTTACTGAATTGAGAGATGTGAGAAAGGACGTTCGTCTTCGGATAATAGTGCCAGGCACCATCCTTTGTCAGACAGCTCATTCCATTCATCTCTTCGCCTTTTTCATCGACAGTGGGTTTGCCGACACGATTGCGATTTGCTTTCACTACAGCAACAGCCCAGTCTTGGCCTTTGTTGTAGAGAACGCTTTCATTCATCTTCGAGAAGCCTGGATCAGATTCGTTCGATTCCATGACTTCCTTGATGATGTCGTTGAGTTTCATACTGAGTCCTTTCAGAGACGTGCAAGAGCTTTGAGTTGCTGAGTGCTCAACATGGTGTTTGATTGGCTTCCATCGATATCGTTGTGAACGATCTCGATATATCCACCAGAACGCTTCACAGCGAAGTCCGCTTCACCGAGATACATCGTATTCGCGATAGGTTTCCCTTCAGCATCGATCCATGGATCGCCAATCTTCAAATTGTTGTCGTATCCACGAGAAAGCACGGTTTTGTACGTATCCTTCGGGGGTTTGCCGATACGCACTTGAACTTCGTTGAGGACAGATGTGATAGATTCATTCAGATTCATTTTTGCTTCTCCTATGCAATTGTCATGACTGTACGCATCACAGATGCGTTTTCATACAGTTCTTCTTCGAGCTCTTTGATCTCTTCCTTCGCAGAGGAAAGGAGTTGATCACCATTGAGTGTGTAGCCACCAGGCAGTTCGACATTGGTGTATTTGGTGATGTTATTTCCCCATTGACGCTTGATGAGAGCTGTCGTATATTTGATCAACCATACATCCCGCCAGAATCGAGTTGAAATGTCCCCGAGACTGAACGTTGCACGGTACATGATGTTGTAGCCAACCACAAATTCTTCCGAGCGTTCCTCAATATGCAGAAACCGAGTGCTCTGGTTGAATCGATAGACGGGTGGTGGCCTCAATACGTTGCGAAGATACGAAAGATCACGTTGAGCAAGGAACATGCTTACTTTGTCGTGGACTCCACCAATCATAAAGTGTTGATTCGATATCGAGTATTCTTCTCCACCACCAGAAATGCTAGTTCCTCCACCGCTCATACCGAGAACCTCGAGAATAGCGATCGTTTCTTCAGGAACTTCGAAGCCTTGATCAGCTGCAATTTGCTCTGTGATCTCGACGATGAAAATGCCTTCATCAGAAGCCTCGTCATGATAGTCGGTAAAACGATCGACAGCTTCATAGACAGCAGCAATGCACTGATCTTCGGTGACATTGACACGAATGACAGGTTCACCAATTTTCATCTTTGCATGGGCGATGAGATCGTTGATGGATGCAGGTCGTTGAAGGCTCATTGATGAGGTCCCTTTTGGTTAAACTGTTCTTCTATTTTACACACCGAATCCGTCCTTAGAGGCACCAAACGGCCAATACATTCCGACGAGACGATTTGTAGCATAGCCTTGGATGTTGACAGAATTCGATTGATTGCCACCTAACACACGAAGACGACCACCTTGAATGGAGTCGAGTAATGCAACATGACCAGAAGAAGGGTTGGGAGGTCGATCGAACACAACCACACATCCATGAAGAGGCTCACTGATCTTCTCAAAGGCAGAACTTCGTGTGAATGAGCGAGCCATGCCTGTAATGCCGTCTGTTGATTGACCTGCTTGAGTCATACACCATTTGACAAAGGATGCACACCACGGAGTCTCATCGTCTGAGAAACCATTCGATCTCGCGTACTTGACGATCTCAGGATTACTGCCATTCCGAAATTCTTTCGTGCCAATCTCTCCAACTGCAGTTTGGAACCAAGATGGACCTGTACCACTGAATGTTGCATTCGATGGACCTTCGTACTGCTCGTTTGTGTCGAGGATACCATGTTCATTGATGATGCCATCACCATCACCATCACCAAGACCTTCGATAGGATTGATGGTTCCAAAGATGACAGCATGTTGTTGAGCTTCATCGATAAATGATCCGAAAACGAATGTGCCTACCATTGCGCCAGTCGGTGTCGAACCAACTCCAGCAAGACCAGCAGATGTGATTGGAGAAACGACAAGGCTCCAAGGCAGTTGTTCGACAGGAATCTCGTCACTGTA